CTGATCACCGTTGAGGGCGACGGGTACACGCTGGCCAGCAATAGGCAGCGCCTCGCACCGATCGTGGCCGGCCCCGACGCCAAGCTCGCCGCGGATGACCGGGCCCTCGACCCCGCCGGGTGGTCCCTCGATCGGCTGATCTTCGCCGCCTGGTGGGTCCATGTCGGTTCGGACCGCGACCACGAAGCGCTCGCGATCCCTGAGTCGTGGGACGGCACCACCGCCGCTCACCTCGTGACCCTCGAGCTCGACTACGACTACCCGCTGTCTGCGGTCGAGGAAGCGCTACTGCGTGAGTACAACGCGTTTCAGGAAGGTAGCGACGACGACCAGCCTGCAGAGGATGACTAGCCCGCAGGCCCGTCTCGCTGACGCCTGGTGGGCCTCTCTCCCACCGGACCGGCAGGCCCAGATCTTCCGTTGGATCGCCGGCCGTGAAGCCGCCCTTGACCACCCGCCCATCCCTGGGCAGACCGATCTCCTCACCGAACTCGACCAGAGGACCACACCATGACCACCACGCAACGGCCCACCGCGGCTGGAGTGTTCATCGTCCGCGATGCGGACGTATGCGCAGCGCTCGAGCAGCTCCTAGCCCCTCACCGCATTGACGAAGGCGCGGCCCGCGCCACCGAAATGCTGAACAGCGCCGAAGCGCACGCGTCGAAGCTCACCGGCGACCCCGCATCGCACCTGCCCGAGACGATTGAGCAGTTGCTCGACCACGTCCACAAAGACGGCCAGACCCGCTCCAAGCAAGACCTGGCTGACGCCCGGGACCAACGCGACGCTCTGGCGAAGAAGCTGCGGGATACCGAGAAGGAGATCCGCGTCAGCGAGTCCTCGATCGCTCGCACTGAGCGCGATCTCGACGAGGCTAACGCCCAGTTGAAGGATGCGTTGGCCAAGATCACCAGCCTGGAGTCGGATGTCGCAACAGCCGGCCGCGACAGCGAGCTTGCCGAAGGGGAGCTGAACAAACTCCGCAACACCGTCGCCGATCTTCACTCCAAGCTCGAGAAGACCCGCGCCACGCCCGCGCCCGCTGTCACGACCGGGTCCCGCAACGCCGACAAGAAAGCGTTCGACGCCCTCGCAACCCGCATGGACAACCAAGCACTCGGTCAGCCCAAATCCGTCGGCGACGTCCTCCGCCTCGCAGCGCGCGCCATCCGGGACGAGATCGACACCGTCTACGCCAACACCAAGAAGGCATCATGACCGACACAACCCCGCACCTGATCGTCGTCGACGTCGAAACGTCTGGTCTCGATCCAAACATGCACGATGTCCTGGAAGTCGCGGCCATCGACCTGACCACTGGTGCGGAGCACTACTTCGTACCGACTCCCACTTCGCTGGGGTGGCGCACTTTGGCGAGTGGCCCCGCGATGCGTGTGAACCGGTACTTCGAGCGCGCCGTCTATGACAACACCCTCGACGAGAGGGACACGATCAAGGCGTGGGAGGAGCTCGCCACGATGCTTGACGGCAACATTCTCGCCGGGGTTAATCCGTGGTTCGATGCCGCGTTCGTGGACGCGGCACTGGCTCACCACCGCATCGAGTGTCGTAGAAGCCACAGGCTCCGGGACCTCGCGACGTACGCCGCGGGCGTCCTCGGAACCGATCCGAGCGAACCCGCCTCGGCGGCTGACATCTTCGCCATCCTCGACGTCACCAACGAGGAAGCGCATTCCGCACTCGGTGATACCCGAGCTACCGCGCGCGCGTTCCAACTCCTGCGAGGTGGCGAGTGATGAGTCTTGACGATTCGTGCCGCGAGCTCGCGGCGAAGATGACCGACGACGACCTCGTGGCCGGCCTCACTGCCCTCGGCCCTGATTCCCCTCTCCTGCCTGCCGTGCGGGCTGAGGTTCGTCGCCGTTTGACCGACCGAAATGACGAGGTGACCTGATGAGCCACTGGCTCGCTTTGATCCCCCACCTGCCCGCCTGGACTGGCTGGGCAACCATGCAGCGTCTAGCTCGAGGAGAAGCACGATGGTGATCGCGCACCCAGATACCGAACTCGATCGCCGGCATTTGACGATCGACTACTCGTCGGGGCATGTCCTGATCGACGGCCGGCCGATCGGCACTTTCGTAGCGGAGCAGGGCCCGGAGATCGTCGCGTCCCCCGCACCTGACCTGTACGTGGTGAACGTGCCGATGTTGGTGAAGTCGGTGACGTTCTTGCCGTCCGGTGAGCACTTCACCGCTAGGGCAAGCTTCAGCCGCGCAGTCGCGGGAATCCGAGCGGCCTTTTCTCAGATGGCTGGCCCGCCTGTGAAGTACAGCGCCGATGATGTCCGTCTCGCTCTGGCCCAGGCCATACCTGACCGATTTGAGATCGAGCGGGTTATGAACGTGCTTAGCGAGGTCGCGCCATGACCACCAACGAATGGACCCGATCCGACTTTGCCAGGCTTGACCTTCACCCGATGTCGACCCCGACCACGGTGCTCGACGAGGTCGCGGCATGGCTGAACGTCCACCACCCGAAGTCGGAGCCCAGCGTCAACTGGGAAATGGTCGCGATAGACATGCAAGGTGAACGCAACGAGGCCACTACCCGCGCCGAGCATGCCGAGCGTGAGCGCGATGAGGCTGTAGCCCGCGCAGAGAAAGCCCGCGACACCGCCGCTACCCGCGCCGAGCAACTCGACAAGCGTGCCAGTCAGGCCAACGGCCGCGCCGACCGCGCCGAGGCTAAGGTCCGGGAGTTGGAGAAGGCCAAGGTGGACCTCACCGCCCGAGCACGGGTCGCCGAGATGCGCCAGCCCGGCTCAGCGCCTTCCCGCGACGAGATCTGGGACGTGATCCGCGACTGCCTCAATGTGTGGGGCATTACCGACCGGAGCGTTGGGCAGATGGCGGACTCTGTACTGGCGTTGGTGTCCGGCGCCGACCCCGCCGTCTACGTCGTGCGGGAGAGCCACATCCACGCGCTCACCGACCCGGAGGACGCGCGGGACTTCGCTCTCGCGGACGGCCAGTGGGAGTTCCGCGACCCCACCGACAGCGATCTTGACCATGCGTGGGACGAGATCGAGTCAGACCTGCGGTACCTCATCGCGGTCCGTCGGGCTCGCGCGATCGAGGCTGAGGCCACCGTCGACCCGGTGGAGGAACTGGCCGCCGAACTCGACGCCGCTGTCCACGGGGCCCTGGACTCCATAGCCGACATGATCAAGAAGATCACCGGCGGCGCGGTCGACTTGAATTTGGTAGACGAGCTGATGCCTGGTGTCGCAGACGAGTCGCGCCGCGTCGCTCGCCAGGTGCTTGCTCAGGGCGGGAGCAACTCGTGACCGGCATGGACAACACCATCGAACAGGTGGCCGAGGCGATCCGTCGTACGCGAGAATTCCAGGCAGGCGCAGCGTTCGGCGTCCCGGAAGACGCACACGAGGACTACGCACTCGGTGTCGCCCGCGCTCTCGCCGCCGCTGGTCTGCTCGCCCCCGCGCCACTGGTCGAGGAGACCGAGACAGTCCAGATCGTGGAATGGGGTGGACGGCCCGCAGTGGTCGAACGCCGCCGCCGATGGGTTACCGACTGGGAGCCTGCCGACCGGGCCGAGGGTGACGGGAGCGCAGGCCAATGACCAATGTGTGGTTCACCGCAGACATGCTCAACGGTGCCGAATCCACGCGGATTGAACTCGCCGCACAGGTGATCGACGTGGCTATGCGGTCGTGGGAGTACCGGTGGCTGGACGAGCCCAACGACCGAGCCGAGGTCATCGCCCGCGCCCTACACTCTGCTCTCTTGTTGGCCCCCGATCCGCGGCCTGCACGGTGGTGGCGCGTCATAGGGGCAGATAACCAACTGTGGGCTGAGACCAGCAGCGAGAGCGAGGCCCGAACCAAGATGCGGCCTGGCGACACGCTGTATCGGCTGTGGGAGGCCATGCCTGCAAGCCAATGCCAGCAATGGGTTCCCGCCGACCTGGCCGAGGGTGACGGGAGCGCAGACACATGACCGCCGGATTTCCGCACGAGTTCGCCGCACCCAGAGACTGCAACCACCACTGGGAACCCGTGTCGATGGTGATGGAAACGCAACTCCTCGACGAGTACGGGCGGGTGCAGGTTCGCCAGCCCGACATCCACGAGGGCCGCGTCTACTTCATCTGCCGGGGATGCGCCTGCCACACGTACATGACTACTCAGTGGCTGGGTGTGCGGATGTACGGCAGTGAGGACGCCATCGACCAGGAGCGCCGAGGGCTGGGCAGCGACGGATACAACCGTCCAGCGTGGGCGCTCGAAGACGACGGGAGGGCGGACACATGAGCGGGTTTCTTGAGTCCTCCGTCGTCCCGGCGGCCCGACCGGAGGCGCATGTGCGGCCATCCGATCAAGTCTCGTGGAAACAGGAAGAAGCGCGCCTCGAGCGCCGCGAGCAAGCGCGACGCCGGGCACAGAAACGCAGGGGCGGGAGCAGCCGATGAGCATGTCCGCGATTGATAAACGCATCAAGAATGCTCGCCTCGCCGTCGACCGGGCGCGCGACCCGGAGACGGTACGCCGGGCTCGCAAAGATCTCGCTCACGCGCTGAGGCTCAAGGACCAGTGGAAGGCCACCAAACGATGAGCAGTCCTACGCTGCCACGCTCGCCACCACCCGACCACCGTCCTGCCCTGCGCGACCCTGACCCGAGAGGCCACCCGTGTTCTTCCAGATCGATGACCAGCTCCCGAACTCGCAGAAGCATCGGGACCTGGCCGACTCCGTTCTGGACGGTGACCTTCGCGGCCCGGCGGCAGGGTTCCTGTGGGTGATGGCCGGTGCTGACTGCCAAGCAACCTTGTCCGATGGGATGGTGACTCGCTCCCAGATCGCCCGGTTGATGCCGGACGCTGGACTGGCGATCGAGCTTGCCGGGATCCTCGTCGGGGTTGGCCTGTGGCATGAGCCTGGTCATGACTGCCCACGTTGCGAACAGCCGCCGGAGAAGGGGTGGATCTTTCACGACTGGTGGGATCTCGGTTACGACCGGGCCGACCAGGTGAAGACCACTCGCCGTAAACGGCGTGAGCTCAAGGATTCCAAGCTGCATGCCCAGGTGTGGGCGCGTGACTGCCTCGATCCGTCTGACCCGACGGTCGCGGAATGTCGGTACTGCGGTGCTGTACTCAAAAAGTACGACCACCGCGGTACGCGCAAGGCGCACCTGGACCACGTCGACCCGACCAAGGCGGCAGGCCCGGAGAATGTTGTCCTCGCGTGCGGGGACTGCAACCGCCGCAAGGGACAACGCACACCTGCCCAGGCCGGGATGACCTTGTCCCCGCCCCCTGCCCATAGCGCCGGCCGTGTGCCGGGCACGCTCGCAGGCCCCAGCGCGTCCGTCGCTGGACCCGACTCGACTATGCCGGCCGCTGGCCCGGCACGCCGCCCTCGTGTGAACGCAGGCCCCACTGGATCGCCGCACCGCGCCGCTGACCGTCCTCGGTCGCCGCATCGCGCCGCTGAACCCCAGGGATCGCCGCACGAGGCCGCTGTGACCGGGACGCCCGGCGCTGTCGTCGACGGACCGCAGGACGTACAACGAGGGCCGCGCGTACCCGACGAGCACCCACCGGCCGACCCACCGCCGACCCGATCGCAAACCCATCGGGTAACCCAACCGAAACCCGAACCAGATCGTGTCCCCGTACGCGCGTCGCGCGCGCACCCGGGCAGGGCAGGGTCAGGGCAGGGAGTGGGTAGGGGTGTGGGGAAGGGCCAGGGTCCGGGTGACGGCCAGGGCTCGGGTCAGCCGTCCGGTTCTAGGAAGCGGCGTCGGCGTGGTCGTGGTGGTCGTTCTCCGGCTGGTGGTGAGGGTGTGCCTTCTGCTGGTGCTTGTCCTGAGGTGGAGGTGGCTGGCAGGTGGGGGTCTCCCTACTACGGGCATGCCGGTCCTCCGCTGTTGGTGGAGGGCTCGGACTGTGATCGTCATGGTCTGCCTGAGCCGTGCCGCAAGTGCAAGACCGAGAGTGAGGCCGGCTGATGCTGCCACTCCTGTTCGACCTGTTCGACCCCGTATCCCAGGAGACTTCGTGACTGAGACGTTCCTCGACCGGCAGGCTGTGCGCACTCTGGCCACCGATTGCAAGATCATCGCTGACTCGTCCGCCGAGTTGCTGCGCATCGCTCGTCTGGAGACCAGTCCTCCCGGTGGGCGGACTGCGCGTAACCCGCGGGTGCCGGGCTCCCGGCCTCCGTTGAACATCGGGGCCCTGTCGGTGGCGAACGAGATTCACACCTGTCTGATGGAGTGGTCTCGCTACCTGAAGGAGAGTGCTGCCGTTGATCTGCCTGAGCATGACGACGACCGGACGCTTGCACTTCATCTCGGTGTGCATGTGCATCGGATCGCGCAGCAGTCGTGGTCGCAGGACTGCGCGGACGAGATTGGTACGTGGGCCGCGACCATCCTCGCGCTCACAACCCCGCCCCCCTCTCGGCGTATCGATGAGTATTCGACCGCCCAACGTGCCGAAGGATTGGCTACCGCCCAGGTGTCCGCGGAGATGTGCGCGGACCTGGTCGAGGAGTACACGCGGGGCGAGCACCGGCCGTCGGCGCAGCAGATCCGCAAGTGGGGGCAGCGTGAGAAGGTGGCGGTGTACGGCCCGCCCGGGTGTCGCATGTATGCGGTCCGTGAGGTGATCGACCACATGCGACACGCGAAGCGGAGAAAGTGATCGGTCTGTCCAAGACGGTGTGCTAGGCTTCGCCTTGCGAGCGCGGTGGGTCCACTGGACCGCCGCGCTTCGTCGTTCCCGCCTGTGGTCGGCGTGTGGAACCCGTGAGCCCACGCCGCGGCAATGAGCGTGGAACTACTCCCGGCCGGCGCCACCTGCGTGCACCTTCCAACAGGCCAGCCCTTGGGCATGGCGCGCACATGACGCGGTGCTCCGGCCGGGCACTAACCAGAAAGGCAACCGACGTGACCGACGCGGACCTGCTCGACATCGTCACTCGCACCGTCCTCAGTGACATCGCCACAGGTGGAGACGTCATGGCCATCCAGCATTCCGGCCTCCCCATCCTCGAGGCGTGCACCAGCCTGTACGGCTGGGCCGATCCGCGCGACACGATTGCACGCGCCGAGATGAACGCAGTGCAGTTCGTGCAAGCTCTTCACCTCGCCCGCCACCCTCAACGGCCCACCCTCTAGGTCAACCCTTCACCCTCTTGGAGGCACATATGGCGAGGACCGGGGCGAGGCCTTACCGCCGCAATCGCGCTCGCATCTTGGCCGGTAACCCCGTCTGCACCGAGTGTGGCCAACCTATCGATACCTCGATCACTGATCAGTACGACCCCGGGTACCCGACCGCCGACCACAAGGTCCCTTATTCGCGTGGCGGGACCGACGCCTTGGACAACCTGGCCCCGATGCACCGCGGCTGCAACCTCGCGAAGCACTCCAAGCCCCACTCGAACCTGATCCGGCGGTCCCGTGACTGGGTCTGAGCCCGCAGATCCCGACGCCTCTCGTTGATCGGGGTGGGGAGGGGGTGACCCCCTCGAGGCCTCTTTGGGCGCATGACGGCGAGGCGACCAATATCCCCCCGGACCTGCTAAAACACATCCCCCCGAGCTGAAATGGCGAGGTGTCGAATTGAGCGGAAAACGGCCCGTTCTCGCTGCAGCGGCAAGTAGGGGCAACCGTAGAAACACGCTGACCCGGCTCCGGGACGTGGTTGCCTGGTCGGTCGACAATTCCGACTCGCCACGCGATATCGCGACACTTGGTCGGCTGATGATCGGCGTACTCGACGAGATCGAAGCGTGTCCTGCTCCGACGACTAAGAAGCGGGAGGCGACACCACTCGATGAGTTCACCGAGCACTTGCGGGCTAAGCGTGCCGCCCAGGATCAGAACCGCGCCGCCGGCGGCTGAGTCCTATGGCCCAGATGCCGCGGCTCTCGCGGCTGGATACGGACTACGGCCGGACGACTGGCAGCAGCTCGTCCTCGACGACATGCTCGGGTTGACTGCCGATGGCAGGTGGTCCGCCTCGCAGGAAGCCCTCTCGTGCCCTAGGCAGAACGGTAAGAACGGCATCATCGAGGTCCGTGAACTGTTCGGCATGGTCGGGCTCGGCGAACGGATACTGCACACCGCCCACGAAGTTAAGACCGCCCGCAAGGCGTACCTACGGCTTCTAGGGTTCTTCGACAACCAGAAGAGATACCCGGAGTTGCACGACCTGGTCGAAGAGATCCGCAAGACCAACGGCCAGGAGCAGATCCTGCTGAAGAACGGTGGGTCAGTTGAGTTCATCGCGCGCTCGAAGGCCTCCGGGCGAGGCTTCACCGCCGATGTCCTAGTGATGGACGAGGCTCAGGATCTCAACGATGACCACTTAGCCGCGCTTCTGCCGACCATCTCCTCGGCGCCGCTGGGAAACCCTCAGCAGATCGTCGCCGGCACACCGCCGGACGGCATCGGCGGCGAGGTGTTCACCCGACTTCGACAGGCCGGAATAGACGGGTCGCATCCTCGGCTGGCTTACCACGAGTGGTCAGCCCCCGAAGATGTTGACTTGGACGACAGGCAAGCGTGGATCGAAGCCAACCCGTCCCTCGGGATCAGGCTGCAGATGTCGGTCGTCGAGGACGAGCGCGCGGCAATGGACGACGAGACGTTTTCCCGTGAGCGGCTGGGCATCTGGAACGCCGGCAACTCCAACGCGCCGATTGATCCGCAGTCGTGGGCCGCGGTCGCTGATACGGAGTCTCAGATCGCCGGGCGGCCGGTCGCTGCAATCGACGTCGCGCCGGACAACCGGACGGGGTCGGTCAGTGTGGCCGGGCGCCGGGCGGATGGGCTGGTGCACGGCGAGCTCGTGGAGAACCGCGCCGGTTGCGGCTGGATCGTGGACTACATGAAGGCGATGCACCGTAAGCACCCGCTGAAGGTGGTGCGGGTGCAGGGCGGCAACGCACCCTCGTCTCCGCTGATCGATCCGCTCAAGGCCGCTGGGCTGCCGGTGGAGGTCACAGGGCCCAACGATGCGGGAACGGCTTGCGCGAGCTTGTACGCGGCGGTCATGGACCGCTCTTTCCGCCACCTGGACCAGCCGGTGGTGAACGCCTCGCTCGCGGATGCCCGCAAGCGCGCGCTCGGCACGGAGGGGCTGTGGGTGTGGAACCGGAAGAACACTGCGGTGGACATCACCCCGGTGATCGCGTTGACGTTGGCGGTCGCCGCGGTCGATGCGACCCCGCCCCCGCCGAAGGTGCGGGTGTCGAACCAGATGTACGGCTTCAACTGAGTAGGGGGTGAATGGCATGGATAAGCTCGATCCGAGGGTGGAGAAGGGCATGGCGGCCTTGTTGGACACCCGCCCGGTGTTCGATGCGCGACGCAGGGCGTACGCGGGCGAGCATGAGTTGCCGTTTGCTCCTGAGGGGGCGTCTGCGGAGTACATGGAGTTGCGCAAGATGGCTTCGCTTCCGCTCGTGCGTCTCGCGGTCCGGACTGCGGCCCAGCGGCTGCGCTCGACGGGCGTGCGCACTTCGGCAGGCGAGGACTTCGACAAGGGATTGTGGCGAGTGTGGGCCGCGAATCGGATGCGCTCGCGCGCCCGGATCCCGTACGTGGACGGTCTTAGGCATGACCGCGGCATCGTGGCGGTGTGGCCGAATCCTCGGCGTCCTGATCAGCCGGTTGTGCGGCCGGAGTCGCCGGAGTCGGTGTGGGTCGAGCCGGATCCCGCTGATCCGTTCGCGTCGATCTGGGCGATCAAGCGGTGGACTGAGGCCGATGACCGTGGTCGCCCGAAGGTGGTCGTGGTGCTGTACACCGCTCAGGAGTGGGTCAAGTTCGCCGGCAGTGGTGATCGTCAGCTCGAGCGGGTGGACGGGGGCCGTAACCCGCTGGGGGCGGTGCCGTTTGTGACCTATGTGCCGGAGATCGATTCTCTGGCCGAGGGCACGTCGTATGTCGATGCGCTCATGCCTGCGCAGCGGGCCGTGGACACGATGCGGTTCAACGTGCTTCTGGCGGCGCAGTTCGCGGCGTTCCGGCAGCGCATCGCCACCGGCTATGACCCGGTCGTCCGCGACGAGAACGGTGAACCTGTGCCGATGAAGGGCGCGGACGGTGAGCCGATCCTGGACGAGCACGGGCAGGCCGTGGCGATGGTTAAGAGCCCCGGCAAGGTCGGGGTGGACCGGATGCTGGTGTTCCCCGGCGTCGACACCAAGGTGTTCGACCTGGCCGAGTCGAACCTGGCGAACTACATCACCGTCCTCGAGCATCTGATCGCCACCTTCGCCTCCACGGCGCAGGTGCCACCTCAGTACCTCGTCGGCGACTTCAAGAACGTCTCTGGTGACCTGATGCTGGCCACCGAGGCCACGCTGACCTCGTTCGTCGACGACCTGCAGACCTCGTACGGTGAGTCTGACAAGGAAGTGTTCCGACTGATCGATGTCGCGCGCGGCGGCGACGGGACCGCTTGTGATGACCTCGAGGTGGATTGGGCACCGTCGGCGCCGGAGGATGCGCAGCAGGTCGCCTCCGCTGCGGCTCAGATGGTGCCGAACGGTGCGCCGTTGCAGATGTTCCTGGAGCGGATGCCGGGCGCGAATCCGCGCACTGTGGAGCGGTGGATGAAGATGGCCTCCGATGAGTTGCAGCGCGCTCTCGGTGGTGACTTCGCGGCGGCCGTTGGTGAGAAGCCGGAGTTCGCCGACACCAAGGCGGTCAAGGACAAGGTCGACGCGCTCGGCTCTCTTCGTCGCGCCGGTGTGGTCCCGGAGGACGCAGCCGAGCAGGTTGGGCTCGACGTCGAGTTCACCGGCGCCGAGCCAGTGAGCTTGCGTCAGCCTGAATCCAAGTCCGGATCGCTCGAGGAGCTCTGATGACTCCCCTGGCGTTGGCCGGCGAGTTCTACCGCACTCAGGCGCGCCGGGATCGGCGCGCGGCGAACGCGGTGCAGGCACTCTGGCGGTCTGCGGATCCGATGGATCTGACGGGCTGGTTCGAGGAGCACGCCGACGAGCTCGTGCTGGCGATCCTCATCGCGCAGGAGGGCAATGCGGCCGAGGCGCAGGACTACCTCGAGGCGCAGACCGCCGAGCAGGGTGTACCGGCGGGCGGGGTATTGATCGACCCGGTCGCGTTCACCACTCCAGTCGAGGCGACGCGGGCGATGGCCTACTCGTCGTCGGTGCTGGCCGCCAAGACCACGATCGCGACTGGTGTGCCTGCGGCGGTGGCCACCAGGTGGGCCACGAAGCGTCTGGTGGGTCTGGCGTCCACGATGGCCGCTGACGCCGGACGTGAAGCCACGCAGGCCGGGATGACGTCCGCTCGGATGGACGGGTGGGTGCGGATGCTGCAGCTCCCGTCGTGCGACCGGTGTGTGGTCCAGGCCGGCAAGTGGTTCGAGTGGAACACCGGCTTCCAGCGGCACCCGAACTGCGACTGCGTGCATGTGCCGGTCGCTAAGCGGCGGGACGCGCCGGACTCCGCGATCGACCCGGTCGCCGCGGTGCGCGCTGGACAGGTCAAGGGACTGTCGAAGGTCGACCGTCAGGCGATCCTCGATGGGGCGGACCCGTCGCAGGTGATTAATGCCAAGCGTGGCATGGGCACGGCCAACGTGTTCGGTCGCGACGTCAAGACCACCGTCGAGGGTACGACTCGTCGCGGCCTGTATGGCGGCTACGACCGGGCGACTGACGGCACGTTGACTCGCCGAGTAGATGCCGGTTTCCGGCGTGGGCGGTCGGCTGCGGGGCAGCTCGAGCGGTACCGCCGACTGCAGGTGCCGCGGCTTGCCCCCTCGGAGTGCTACCGGCTCGCCGGTGGTGACCAGGACGAGGCTCTGCGGCTGTTGCTGCGTAACGGCTACCTCACCTCCGGACTGCCCGCGTCGCGGGCCGCCTAAGACTCCCCCGCCGTACAAGGGCGGGGTGTGCGTGACCGCTGCGCTCTCAGCGGGTGGAAAGGGCATGCATATGCCGAAGAAAATCAACCGTCCGTGGCTCCCGGCTGCCGCCGTGGAGCAGTTCCGACGCCCGATGATGCACCGCGTCCCTGCCGGGGTGAGGTTCGTCGAGGGTGGCGAGCAGGGCGGCAACGAACCGCCCGAAGCTGGCGGGGAAGGCGGAGAGGCTGGAGAAGCCGGGAAGGAAGCTGGCAAGGCGGGCGAGGACGGTAAGACGTTCACGCAGGCCGAGCTGGAGCGCATCATCGCGGGCCGCCTGGCGAAGTTCTCCGACTACGACGAGCTCAAGTCCGAGCGCGACCGACTGCGCGACGCCACGGCGACCGAGCAGGAAAAAGCCGTGGAAGCTGCTCGCAAGGAGGCCGCACAGGAAGCGACCAAGGGCGCCGACGCGCGGCTCAAGCGCGCGGAGTCCCGGGCGCTGGCTGCGGAACTGGGTTTCCACGACCCGTCCGAGGTCCACGTCTTCCTCGACCTTGAGCAAGTGCCGATGGTTGACGGTGACGTCGACACCGCAGCACTACGCAAGACCCTCTCCGAGGTTGCGGAAAAGCGACCGTACCTCCTCAAAGAGCCGGGCCGAGAGGCCGGGGACGTGGGGATCGGCCGCAAGGGCTCCACGCCCGAACCGGAGCCCGGCGTGGCACGAATGGAGTCCGCGTTCGACGCGGCCTTCGCCAAGAAATAACCGAGCCGCCACCGGCGGCACCAACTGAAAGGAGACAGCAGTGGCTGTCACTCTCGCACAGGCTGCCGCCGTCGAGCCCGATCCGGTTCGTCGCGGCGCGATCGAAACGATGCACCAGGTCTCGAACGTGTTCGACCGGCTCCCCATCGAGCCGATTACCGGCAACGCCTACTCGTACGACACCGAGGGCGCCCTACCGGGTACCGGGTTCCGTACCGTCAACGAGGCGTACACCGAGTCGACCGGCGTCATCAACATGGACACCGAGCGGCTGGTCATCCTCGGCGGCGACGCCGACGTGGACAAGTTCCTCGAGACCACGATGGGCTCCTCCCGCGGCTCGCTGATGGCGCAGCAGGTCAAGATGAAGCTGACCTCCGCGCACTCGACGTTCGTCGACGCCATGTTCAACGGCGACGCGCAGGTGAACCAGAAGTCGTTCGAGGGGCTGCGCAAGCGGCTCGTCGGCGCCCAGGTGATCGACTCCGCTGCCCCGGCCAACACCGAAGGGTTCCTCGACGAGCTCGACGCACTGTTCGGTCAGGTCGCCGGCGGCTCCCCCGACGCCGTCTACGCACCGAAGGAGCTGATCGCCAAGCTCAAGTCACTGGGCCGCAAGATCGGTGGAGCTGACTACATCAACTCCGAGATCACCGGCAAGCGCGAGTTCACCTGGAACGGTGTCCCGTTCCTGGACCCGGGCAACCACTGGTCGGGTCGCCGAATCCTCGGCTACGACGCCACGGCCGGCTCCGACGTGTACGCGGTGAAGTTCGCGACGAACTTCAACGAGCACGGGATCATGGGCATCTCCAACGGGGGCCTGCAGGCGTACGCACTGGGCGAGCTCCAGGAGAAGCCCGCCTACCGCACCCGAATCGACTTCTACTGCGGCTTCGTCGCGCAGGGTGGCCAGGCTGCCGCCCGTCTGCGCGCCGTTAAGCCGGCCTGACCCGAGAGAGGACTGATCTGACATGGCAGGACGCACCCGCGCTCCCAAGACCACCAACCTCACCGACGACACCACGGTCGACGCTCCACAGTCGACCGACGCTGGGGACGCCCCGGCGGACACCTACAACGCGTCGGAGCGAGTCTCTTCGACCGCGCCGGACAAGGCCGCGGCCGCCGCGGCCGGGCACCAGTCCGTTAACGCGGTGAAGGTGACCGGCACCGTCCCGGATACCTCTCCGACGGGCACCCGCACCGAGACCTACACCCAGGTCCGCCCAGATGGGACCGAGGTGACGGTGACGCACAACTACGACACCGGTGAGACGACCGTCGCGCCCGTCGGGCCGTAAGAGTGGGGAGGGGCGCTAGATGAGCACCATCATCGGAGTGGACGATCTGCGTTCCTCCCTGCCCGGCAAGACCGAGACGGAGATGCAGCAGATTGCGGACGAGGCGGAAGCTCTGGCCGCCGCCTACGCCCCGTGTCTGTTCTCTCCGGCGTTCGATGCGGCTGACCCCGCGAATGCTCACCGGGTGGCCAGTTTCAAGGCGATCCTGCGTCGGGCCGTGGCGTACGACTCCGCGGCCGGCTCCGGGGCGGTCACGACGACGTCTGTCCGGGCGGACGCGTTCTCGAAGGACCAGCAGATCGACACCAGGCAGCGGCAGTCCGGGATGCTGTTCTCGCCGCTGCAGATCGACGCACTGCGCGCTCTGTGTCCGCCGAAGGTGCGCGACTTGGGTGTCTACTCGGTGCCTTTGGGGATGCCGGGGTTGTGATGGCGGAGGTGTCGATGGAGGACGACCTGCCGCTGACGCAGGAGGTCACGAAGATCACTGTCACCCAGTCGTGGGAGACGGACCGGCTCGGCAACCGGGTGCCTGTCGAGGTCCGCGAGGATGCCCCGGTGTTGGTGCATTCGTGGCGGATCGTCTCGTCCGATGAGCCGATCCTGGCCGGGCATGAGCGGACCGTGGTAGACGCCCGGATGATCGCGGCGGTCGGGGACTTCTCCCCCACCGACAAGGTCGAACTCCCAGGAATGCCGGTGGTATTCGAGGTCGTCGGCCGGGCCGTCAATGTGGATCACAATCCGTGGCTGCACGTTGGTCGGGAGATCGTCAATCTCAAGGAGGTGTCCGGATGATTCGTGTGACGCATGCTTTCTCCGATGAGCCGGAGGTGTTCGACACCACCAAGTTCGGGGTGGAGGACGGTGTTCTGCACATCTTCGACCCCGGGGGTAAGGGCGTCACTCACATCTTCAACAGGGACTCGTGGGCGGCGCTCGAGGCGATCCAGGAGGTGGGCGGTGGCACGCTCTGGCGTTCGTCTCAAGTGGAACCCTGACGCGCTCTACCAACTGCGGTCGGCGCCCGGCGTGACGGCCAAGCTCGACTCGATGGCCGCGGCCCACGCGGCCCGGGCAGGGCCTGGCTACTCCTGGTCCTCCCAGCAGGGTGCGCGGCGCCCTCAGGGGCGTTGGCGGGCGATCGTCTACCCCGACTCGTGGATGGCCGTGCGTGACAATGCGGCCAACAACACGCTCATCAGGACCATGTCAGGGGGAGGCTGATGTCAAACCCTGTACCTCCATCCGGGGCGCTGGTCGCCACTCAGGCACTGCGTGAGCAGCTCGACACCCTCAAGGGGCGGTCGGTCCACGTCGGAACCCGCAAACCTGCCCCCGGGGTCGAGGAGTTCGTGGTGGTCTCCCGCATCGGTGGTGGCCGCGATTCATTCGCTACCTCCGCGCCCCGGTTCCTCGTCGAGTGCTACCACCCCGGCGAAATCGAGGCTGAAGAGCTGGCCCTCGCGGCCGAGCACGCCCTGCGTGGTTCGGTCGGCCGCACCTACTCCGGTGGAGTCATCACCGGATGGGACGGCGACGACAACCTCGTCAACTTCCCTGACCCGAACTCGAGCCACGTCCGGTTTCAGTTCTCCGGCGCCCTCGGCATCGGAACTCGCTAACCACAACTTCATATCCCTTTCTTGGCCCGGTGCGACCCATGCTCTTGAAAGGGGCAAATCCAATGGCAGTCGATGTGCTCAATGCCTTCGTCGGGCATCCCCCGATGGATTACGGCGTGTTCTTCCGCGCCCCGATCGGGACGGAACTCCCGGCCGACGCGAAAGGGATCCTTGATCCCGCGTTCGCCGATCACGGCGCAGTTGGTGAGGGCGGTCTGACGATCGCCCAGAACCGGTCCTCGGCCGACATCCGCATGATGGGCGGCGGCGTCTTCGTGGACGTCCAGGAGTCGTATGACGAGACCCTGACCATCACCCTCCTGGAGGACGACAACGACGCGGTCCTCAAGTCCGCGTTCGGTGACGCGAACGTGGAGGTCACTCCGGCCACCGCGGCGGACGGTACGAAGCGGGTTATCTACCACACCTCGGATCCGCTTCCGCTGTCCTCGTTCGTTGTGCGCACGGCGTACGGCGAGAAGAACAAGCTGTACGTGGTCGAGCGTGGCCGTGTGTCGTCGGTGGCTGAGGTCACCGAGCAGCACACGAACGTGACCTCTCGTCAGTTGACGATCAAGACGTTCCGGCCGGTGGCGCTGTCTCTCAAGGGCGGCAACGTGGTCGAGTACCGCGACGACGGTCGACCCACCGCCTGATGACTCACCCGTCGGGGTTCGATTCCCCCCTTCGCACCGGGCCGCCCCGACGGGTGGGCCTGACCAGGCCCGGTGTGCTCTTCCTTTCTTACTTTCTACTGATTGGCCTGGTGCGATGACCATCAATCTTATTCCCGTAGACGATCCTCGGACGCAGATCGAAGTCCACCTGCCGTACCGGCAGAAGAACGGTCACGTCAAGGATGTGCAGTTCTTCCTCCCGAAGATGGACTACATCGACCGGGACGTCATGGACGACTACCGCAAGTGGGTGCGAGACACGCGCGAAGAGCGCGATGCCGCACGCAAGGAAGCCCTCGCGCAGATCCGTTCCGGCAAGCCGGACGTCGAGCTGCCCGAGCCGCTCGGAGACATTGAGACGCTGTCCAACCTGTGTCGGCGTCTGATCCCCGACGTGTGGGACAAGTACCTCGCCGAGCAGGCCAATGGGGTGAAGATCCAACTGTTCAACGAGTGGACCGAGCAGTCCAAGGTGTCAGTGGGGGAATCTTCGGCCTCCTCGACCTCCTCGGACGCCAAGGAGTAGAGGCCGCCCTCCGTTTCGATTGCCTCGACCGGGGGCACCGCCTCGACACGATGTCGTGGCCGGACCTGCTGGCGTTGGTGATCCATCTGCCGTTGTCGTCGCGGTTCAAGACGACGTACGACCCGGAGGGGTCGATCAGCCCGCCGCCGGATAAGCCGGCACTCACCGCCTCGCAGATCCGAGAAAAGATCGCGGCGCGGTTCGCGACGAGTAAGGAGCCCGCATGACTGAGCTGGCCACCGGCTATATCTCCCTCGTCGTGGAGACGTCGAAGATCCCGAAGCAGGTCGGCGACGCGATGAAGGGTGTGGAGTCCCAGGCGGACAAGACCGGCAAGTCGATGGGCGGCAAGCTCGCCTCCGGGCTCGGCAAGTCCCTCAAGGTCGGTGCCGGCGCCGCGGGTGTGGCCGCCGGCGCCGCCCTGGGCACGGCTATCACCAAGGGCATCGGGCGACTGTCCGGCATCGAGAACGCTGAAGCGTCCTTGACTGGGCTTGGTCACTCGGCGTCTGCGGTCGACTCGATCATGGAGAACGCCCTCAACTCTGTGCGCGGCACCTCGTACGGGCTTGAGGAGGCCGCCTCGATCGCGGCATCTGCTGTGGCTGCCGGGGTGAAGCCGGGCAAGGACTTGGAGCGCACTCTTGGGCTGGTCGGTGATGCCGCGGCGATCGCGGGCACCGATCTGGGCGAGATGGGTTCCATCGTCAATAAGGTCGCTACCTCGGACATGATGCAGATGGACGTGGCGAACCAGCTGATGGACGCCGGGATCCCGATCTTGCAGCTGGTCGCCGCGGAGATGGGTGTCACTGCTGACGAGGCCCGCAAGATGGCCTCCGAGGGCAAGGTGTCGTTCGAGACGTTCCAGAACGCGCTCGAGTCCGGCATGGGTGGCGCGGCCCTGGAGTTGGGTAACACTGTCGGTGGCGCGTTCCGCAACATGGGTGCCGCGGCCGGACGGTTCGGTGCGACTCTGGCGGGGCCGTTCTTCAGCCAGGCCGCGGGGGCGTTCACCGGGGTCACCGGGCTGATCGACAATATGAACGATGCGTTCAAGCCGGTCATGGCCGATTTTGAGGCGTGGCTGGTCGGCTCCGGCATCCCCGGGCTGCGCAAGTTCGGTGCGTCCGCGCTCGATACGTGGAACGACATCGCATCGTCTGATGTGGCGCGCACCTCGCTGGTGCGTCTTGGTGGGGTCGTGGATCAACTCGTGGAGGCAGGGTCGGTGGCCGGCCCGGCGCTGGGCCGGATCGTCACCTCACTCGGTGAGGCGTCCGCCGCGATTGGTATCTCCACGTGGGAGATGCTGCTGTCGGTGCTGGAGTCCAGCGCCACGATCCTCAACGCCACCCTCGTCCCGGCGCTGGATATGACAGCCGGGCTGATGGAGGATAACCAGGGCGCGGTGACCGCGCTGGTGGCCGCCTACATGGCGTTCAAGACGGTGCCCGCGATCATGGGGCGGGTCGGTGCGGCGTTCTCCCCGATCGTGGCGGGCGGCAAGTCGGCTCGCGGCTCCCTGTCAGATTTCAGTGGCGCGGTGCGTGATTCGTACCGGTGGATGGGTCAGGCGAACCCGGAGATGGGCCGTCTCGGTCTCACTGCTTCTGTGCTGGGCTCTAACGCTGGTGCGGCGGCGAAGGGTGGCTTGAATGCGCTCAAGAGTGCCGGGTCCTCCCTGCTCGGTGTGTTCGGTGGCCCGCTGGGTGCTGCGTTTGCGGGGGTGACGGTTGCGGTCACCGCTGGTATCGGTGCACACCGGAAGTTGGAGTCATCGCAGCGGGCGCTGGAAGATGCGTCGCAGAATCTCGCGGTTGCGCAGACTGACATGTGGTCGCAGATCGGTGACGCCTCCGGTGTCGCCGATTCTGTGGTGGCTCAGCTCCAGGCGGTCCGTGCCGAGATGGATGCGGCGATCGCTGGTGAGCAGCGCGGGTTCGGCGCATTCATGAGCCGGGCCGGGCAGGACTTCGTGCAAGGGGCGAAGTTCTGGTCTGCCGACGCATACGGTGAATCGCACGCCAAGGAGGCGCAGGACAGGGCCAACGCGCTGCATGATGCTGCGAAGGTCGCGAAGGAAGCCCTCGACGAGCTGGGCATGTCTAACGATGACGTGGCGGCGGCGATCTCTGGGGCCGCGGGCGACTGGGATGCGTTCGCGGCTCGCCTGTTGGCTCTGGGAGACAACGGCGCGGCAGCCCTGGACAAGCTGCAGCCGTTGCGTGACGAGTTCGAGCTACTGCAGGAGGCGCAGAAGGTCGCCACCCCGGGCGCGCTGGAGCTGTCGGCGGCAGTGGATACCCTTGCCGACTCTGCAGCCTCGGCGGACGACAAACTCTCCGCGATGGAGGACGCGCTCAAGGCTCTGGGGATCATGGCCTCGGATGCGGAGACGTCGGCGTTCGAGCTCGCGGCCGCGGTGCAGGAGGTCGTGGACGAGGCGACCAAGGGCGCCGATGCGGCCGGTGGTCTCGGCAAGGAGTTGCTGACTCTCGACGGCGGGTTGGACGGGTCGAAGGCCAACGCGCAGGCGCTCACTGGCGAGTTGGGCACCCTGGGCGCGAAGTTCAGGCAGCATGCCCAGGACACCGGGGACGCGTCCGCCGCTTACGATGCGGTGCGGCCGGCCCTTGAGGCGTTGGCGGAGACCTACGATCTACCGATCGGCAAGATCGAGGAGTTCGCCGCCCAGTGGGGTGGAATCGACCGCGATGCTGTGCAGTTGTTGATCGGTCTGGATGGTGCGGACGAGACGACGCAGAAGCTCGCCGAGGTGGCTGCGAAGTTCGGGTCGCTCGATGCTGATGAGCCGAAGGTGTTCACTACTCGTCTGGATGAGGCGTCGAAGGCGGATACGATCGCCGCGCTTGAGGCGGTCGGGTACAAGGTCGACGAGATCGACGGTAAGCCGGGCATGGTCCGGATTACTGCTGATTCGTCGGTGGCCTCGGCGGCGATGGGTGCGGTCACACAGCGGTTGCTGGAGCTGGACGTGGCGAGTGCGACCCCGGACATTCTGGCGGACGACACGATCTTCCGGCTCACTGACGCCTCGACCCAGGACGCTCTGCGCCAGTTGGACACGACCCAGGTCGATCCGGCTATCGGTGCGATCATCGATGACTTCATTAATGGCCGGGACGTCACGTTGGCTGAGCTTGCTCGGATCAATGCGACTGTGGCTGATCCGCATATCAAGGCGACGATTGATGAGGCGCTGCAGAAGGCGAAGATCGTCAATGATGCGTTGAATGAGGCGGCGCGTGAGCGGACGGCGCGGATTGTTGGCCAGTACATTCCTCCGGCAGGTTATGCAGACCGCATGGTCAGCACCGGTGGTACACAGGTCGGGCACCACGCCAATGGCGCGGTGGTCGACTACTTCGCCAACGGCTCCGAGAACCATGTAGCCCAGATCGCCCCTGCGGGGTCGATGCGGGTGTGGGCCGAACCTGAGACCGGCGGCGAGGCGTACATCCCTCTCGCTGAGTCGAAGCGTGGCCGGTCCGAGCAGATCCTGTCTCAGGTGGCGGACCGGTTCGGTTACAAGCTGGAGGCGTTCGCCGACGGCGGTATCCGTGGCGCTGACGAGATGCTCGACTTCGTGCGCGGCACTACCGGAGACGGGCAGTCCCGACCGTTGGAGGGCGCCCCGTACAACTGGGGTGGAGTCAACTGGGGCGACTGCTCCGGAGCGATGTCCGCGATCGCCAGGTTCGGCGTCGGTCTGGCGCCGTTCGCTGGCCGGTTCGCTACCGGCAACCAGCGCGAGGCTCTCATGGGAATGGGGTTCTCTCTCGGCTCAGGCACCAGTGGGGACTTGCGGTTCGGGTGGTTCAACGGCGGGCCCTACGGTGGGCACACCGCTGGCACGCTGCCGGACGGCACCAACGTCGAGATGGGTGGTGGCCGCGGGAACGGGCAGATCGGTGGCCCGGCTGCGGGCGCGTCGCATCCGCAGTTCACCGATCATGCGTTCCTGCCGATGCGCTCGTTCGACTGGTCCGACAAGGCCTACACCGGGCGGCGCGGGGCAGGGTTAACGATTGGCGAGTTCGCGGTGGACCGGTTCACTGGTAAGACGAACTTCGCCTCGAGCCCGGGTATGTACTCCTCGCCCGGCAACTCGGGTCGTGTGGCTCCGGATCAGCCTCGCACTTGGTCGGATATGGCCGCTGGTGCGGCGGCGTCGCTCGTGTCTGGGCAGGTGTCGGATGTGCTCGGCGTGTTCGGCGTGCCTGACCAGTTGCCTCCGATTGTGCAGGCGTGGCAGATGCTCAACGAACGGCCTGGTGGCGGTCCGTCGGATTGGGACTTGTCGACCGCGGCGGCGGAGGTGCAGCGGTTGAACGCGGCGATCGAGCTGCAGGAGCGGTTCACTGACGAAGCCGCGCAGGGCCTGGACGTGGCGAAGAGCTCGCCGCTCGGTGATCCCTTGGTGTCGCAGATGATGGCGGCCGAGGACGAGCTCGCGAAGGCGATCGAACAGTTAGACCGGGACCGTGAGGCCCGCAGGGCTGCACAGGCCAGGTTGGGTGAGCTTCTGGACGCGCGGGATGCGGCACTGGAGCCGGATGAGCCGGACGTCAAGAAGATGTCTGATCGGGATCTTGCTGATGCTGCTACGGCGAAGCCTGATGAGGCGGACCCGTTGGACGTGGACTACGACCCGGCCGCCGGTGCCGCCCAGTGGGCGCCGGTGGTTCGTGAGGCGCTGCGCCGCATGGGTCTGCCGTTGTCGCATGAGGGCCGGACTGTCGAGCAGATCGACATCGAGTCCACCGGCGATCCTCGGGCGGTGAATGGGGATGACTCCAACGCCGCGGCGGGCACTCCCTCCAAGGGGCTGCTGCAGGTTATTGACCCGACCTACCGGGCGATGCGGGCGCAGTTCGCGGACGCGTTCTCTGGTACGGCGGACGACATCTTCGACCCACTGACCAACACTCTCGGAGGTCTCGGTTGGGTGCAGCACAAGTGGGGCGGGCCGGAGAAGCGGTGGCCGACTCGGGACGGCTACTTCATGGGCGGCCCGGTCGGGCTACCGAACGGTATGGCGGCTGGGGTGGACAACGTTCCGGCGTGGCTGACCGTCGGTGAGCGGGTCGTGCGCAACGGGCCCAGTCAGTTGTACGCCGACGACATCGACGCGATGAACGCCGGCACCTACAAGCAAGGAGGGGGCGAGGTGCACTACCACTTCCACGTGCTGTCTCAGGAGGAGGCGGAGCGGCGCAAGGACGCGCTGCAGCGTCAGCACGCCACCGGATTGTTGGGGGCGCGCGGATGAGCATCACGGAGATTGAGGGCCCCGACGGCATGGTGTGGCCAGTCCACGGCCGCGGGGCCGGGTCGATGGGCGTGGCCATGACTGAGGATTCCCACAAGAATCTCGACGTGCCGGTGGTGACCCGCTGGTCGCAGTCGGCGAACGAGCCGGGCGCGAAGTTGCGCAAGGTGCTGTTCGAGCCCACCGATATGGAGTTGGTGTTCGTCGCCACCGATACCGCGCAACGTTCGGTGGCGGCGGTCGATTCGGAGTTCCGTCGGGCGTTCGATTACAAGCGCGAGACCATCGTGCGCACGATCTCGCCACTGTCGGGGGCGCGGGAGTTGCGGGTGGTGATGCGGGAGTCCCCCACCAAGCATGACCGGTTCGACATGCACGGCACCAAGGTGACGGTGACGAAGTTCCCGGTCCGGGCAGGGATGCCGTTCTGGGCAGGGCAGCCGGAGGTCGCCGCGGTCAAGGCCAGCGGCGGCTCCGGTACTGGGTATCTCGAGATGCACAATCCGACGGATCTGCCGATGTACCCGCGGTGGGTGCTGCAGGCAGGGGCCCGCTGGGAGGTGCCGGACTTCGACTTCGCCGGCGATAACCGGGTGGTCGGGATGCCGCCGGAGTACACCGGCCACGAGGTGTCGATCCACACCAACCCGGTGGAGCAGATGATCCGCATCGCCGGGTGGAAAAACGCTCAGGAAGCGATGCGGGGCATCTTGTTCGACAACGTCGTACCGGCGCATACCCCGCCGACGCTGGTGCCGGTGTCGTGGCGCAACAACACCGGGTCGCCGGTGGCGTCGGTGTTCATGGACCGTTTCTGGACGAGGCCGTGGGGGATGGAATGACGCAGACGCTGACCAATCCGTTGCTCGAGGATCCGCAGCTCCTCACGGACCTGGAACGGATCTGGCAGGACGGACAGGCTCAGGTCGACGAGCTTGAGCGGGCCCGTCTCGAGCCGCCGTTCGTGCGGCTGTGGGACGGCGACTGGCAGTTGCGTACGCGTATCGCCGGGGAGATTTCCGCGCACTTTCAGTGGAAGCTCAACGACACCGGCGTCGGCACCGTGGTGCTGCCGTTCGATCATCACGTGGTCGAGTGGGTCATCGGGTGGCGGATGCGTAAACGCAACGTCCACATCACCTGTGACAAGGACGGGGCCCGGTGGGGTGGCCGGCTGAACCGGCTGGTCGTTACGCGCACGGATAGTGGTGACCGCGAGATCCGGCTGGAGTTCCTGCACGACTATGAGGAGCTCAAGCACATCCTCGTGTGGTCGAATCCGGTCCTGCCGGCGATTGTGCAGTTCCCTCGCGCGTTCACTCTCGCAGGCCCGGCGATCTGGTCACTGAAGACGGCCCTGTTTCTGAACCTGATGCGCAACCAGAACAGCCTGTTCACTCTGCCGGATGATCCGCTGGACTTCTCCCAGTGGACCGGCAACCTGAATATGGCGAACTGGCCGATCGCGATGCGCGGCGGATCGTTCCTCGCGGACTCGTCTCCACACACCATCGTCTCGAGCAGGTTCAAGACGTTCCACGATCTGGCGGCACCGATCCTCGCGGACGCCCAGCTGATGGTCACCTGCCAGCGTTGGCTCGAGGGGGACCCCGAGCCGTGGCCGGGGTACACGCCTCGGAACGGGCAGTTGATCGTCGACATCGTCGACAAGTCCGGCTGGTTCGGGGCGACCGGCACGGGCGGCAACATCTTGCAGGGCATCTTGCGGACGGTGATGCAGCTCGGTGACGATCTGGTCGACTCGGACCGGTCGGTGGTGCCGGACCCGAACGTGGTGCCGGTGCGTGGCGATTGGTTGGGTACGGCACCGTCGAATCCGTGGATCGTGTTGCGTGACGGCGACGTGACGGGAATCGAATCGTCGGAGTTCACGTGGCAGCCGGCGACCGATGTGCAGATCGTGGTCGGTGGGCATTCGATGCCTGGGGTGAACGAGATCATCTCCTCTGCGATCCAGGTTGCCGGTGACCTCGCGTCGACAACGTGGATCGGTCCGAATGTGAACCTCGGGCAGGTCGCCGACACGCTGCTCGCTCCCCTGTACACGGACACGCTGATGGCGTGGATGGCCGTCAAGTCGTTCGCCCGCGCCACCGATGCGGGGTGGTCGCACTACTTCGAGCGACTGCCCTCCGGTGCGGACCGGGCGTACACGCTGTCGTCGTTGATGGCGCTGCGGCGGGGGTTCTGGGAGACCCGCGAGCGGATCGGGCACAAGCTCAAGGTCCGCGACGGCGCCCCGTACTTGATCGGGGAAAACGGTCGTGGCCATTACTTCCTCGGTGACCGTATCGCCTCCACTATCCCGGGGCTTCCGCGCGGAGAGCTGGTCGTCGACCAGGTGTCGGTGTTGGACCTGGCGTGGGACCGGCCTACCCCGCCGGGCTGGGACGTGACGATCGGTGACCTGCATGCCACCGAGTCGGGGCTTGATCAGATTGTGCGGCAGGTGGCCGGTGCGGTCGAGGCCGCCAAGACTCTAGGAGTGCTGTAGATGATCCCGATGCAAGAGCGCGCGGATATGAACGATCCGGAGCAGCATGCGGCGTGGCTGTTCATCGGCCTGCAAATGTTCTCCGGTGACACGCTGAACTTCCACCCGCGGGATGCCGCGCGCGCCTCGAAGCAGTTGTGGGAGGCCGGGTTCCGGCATCACCCGGAGCGGCAAACGCACAAGATGGCGATCCCGGGTGGCCCGAATCAGCAGTTCCTCGCCGCGGCCGGTGGGGATTGGGTGCGGGTGGATACCCCGGAGCCGGAGGTGCGGGTGGCTTCGCGCGAGGTGGATATCTCGCGGATGTCGCTGGCCGAGTGTGTGGATTTGGAGGCGCATCTTCGGGCCCGCGAGTTGGGTTCGCCTCCTCCGCCGCCGCGTGGTCTGCGCACGTTCAACCTGTCGGGTCTGACCGATGCGCAGTGTGTGGCGTTGCGTGAGCATCTGACGGCCCGCGGGGTGGGTCAGCATGACCAGGAGCCGCCGGCGGCCGGTGAGGGCGCGACGGTGCGGCAGGCCGATCCGCTGGAGCAGGACGAGGTTGAGCTGTGACCGCCCCCGATGGCCGCGTCCCAGACAGTGCCTATGTGGGGCAGGCGGGGCAAGGCAACTCGCTGACTGGGCTCAACGATCTGGACGAGGACACCGCGAAAGCCCGGATGCAAGGCAATGTGTCCCCGGCGTTCAATCGTCAACGCGACGCGGTGTGGCAGCCGGGCGGACTGATCGGCAACATCGCGAACCTGCTGTTCGGGACCGGACCGGGCGCTCCTGCTGACCGAATCGTCGACGGCATGACTGCCCTGAATGGGCGGGTGGATCTGCTTGATGATGTGCCCGGTTATGCGGGCGCGGTCATGTCGCACAATCACAGGTTTGGGTCCGGGTCGTCGTGGAAAACGATCCCATTCAACACCCGGTATGGGCCGGAGAAGAAGGCGCACCTCGATGTGGGGGCGCACCGGATGGTGATGGAGACCGGGTCGTGGTCAGCCCACTTCACTATTTCCACTTCTGGTGGTGGTGGTGTGGGGCACGCGTTGCGGGCTCTGGTGCGGGACAAGACCGGCGCTGAGGTGATTACGCGCCGATTTGATTGGCAGACACCGAACGCGGGATGGGATCAGCACTATGCGATGCCGATCATTGTGCCGCCGGAGTCAGCTCCGTGGTCTGTCGAGTTGGCGTACCGGCATTCCGGGTTGTGGTGGACGATCTACGGCGGCACGGAGAAGACCTTGCTGTGGGTGGAGCGTAAGAACCTTGATTCGGATAACAGCGGCACGATCAAGAACCCGCCGGATGGGGCGGACATCGAATGAGTGAGGAGTTGGCGTGACTGTCATTACGGGTTCTATTGAATCGATTGGTATGGCGCCGTTGTCAGGGCTGTTGACGGCCCGACCGGTGGTGTTCCGTCCGTCGGGGGGTGTGCTTTATGCCCCGGAGGCGGTGCCGTTTCCGATTGTGGCGGGGGTGGTGTCGGCGGACGTTGCTCCTGGCCCGGTGAGGTTGACGGTGCAGGTTGGTTCTCATGCGCGGGACTCGTTTGATGTGGTGGTGCCCGATGTTGGGCCTGTCACGTTGGCGAGTTTGGTGAATGAAGTTTTCGAGTGGACTCCGGAGCAGGTGTCGGAGTTTGTGCAGCTCCGTGATGAGACGGTGGCGGCGGCTGGGGCTGCGCAAACGGCGGTTAATTCGTTTGGTGTGACGGCTTCGGCGTCTACGGGTGCTGTGGGATCTGCGGCGTCGGTGGTGGTGTCTGGTGGTCCTGAGTACAACCTCGAGTTTACGGTCCCTCGTGGTGACAAGGGCGACACCGGCCCGTCCGCGTATTCGTCTATGTCGCAGTCGGAGGCGAATACTGGTACCTCGAGCACGGCCCGCACTATTGGGGCGAATGTCCTCAAGGCCGCGATCCAGACTCATTCCCCGCCGACGACCGCTGCGGACCTGTCGGGGGCGCTTACGAACGCGGTGGACGCCAGTTTGGCGAAGTTCGATTACTACAGCCCCATAACAGGCAACACCGTTTCGATCATGGTGGGTCAAGTGGGGGCTGCCGTCATGGGCGACGTTGGGGAGGCGGTCGGCTCCGCTCTCGATGACAAGTCCGATGTGGGCCATGCGCATACCCCTGCGGAGGTGGGCGCTGTCGCAAATGCGGGCAACGCCGACGGCCTTTGGATCGGCACCGAAGCCACGCTTCCTTCTACTGGCACTACGGGTGTCCTCTACGTCACCACCGATTAAGGAGAACGATAATGGCACTACAGGTATGGAACGGTTCGGAGTACGTGGGTGCGGAACTTGGTCGGTTCGGCGCATCCGGCACCCTCAAGGAAGCGTTGGTGTGGGATGCGACGGCAGGCGAATACGTGAAAGTGTGGCCGACTGGTGGTGGCGCACTGTGGTACGACGATTTCGACACGTCCAACACAACGTTGTGGGACCACGCGGCGGTGGGCGGGGTCTCGCCGTGGCACAGCGGTGGGCAAACAGTCACTAGCGGCCTCGGTATGATTTGCGTGCAACCTATCCCTGTCGGTCACACCGTCGAACTGACTGCCGGAACGCTCACTGGCGGCAAGGCCACCAACCTCTCACTGTTCGACAATCCGACCGCAAGCCCGACCCAGCAAGTAACTTTTGCCGCATTCAACGACCCCGAACTGGGCGACGCGCTGGTGTTAAACGACGTGGCTAGCGCGATCCACCCCTACACCACTGGGGATACCATCTCAATCGTTCGCGATGGGGGCTACATCTACCTCCGCCACAACGGTCAAGACCTTCCGGACGCTATGGGATCAGGCCCATATTTGCGTGTCCCTGACCCCATCGCGGGTGACGCCTACTTCGTCATCGCGAACAATGAGGGCTTCGCCATTGATCGAGTGCAGGCTGTGCCGCTGTAACCCCGACCCGGACCCTGGCGGTGCTGAGATAATCATTCTCGGTACCAGACGGCGGGATCTGGCCCCTGAACGCCGGGATACTTTTGGGCTGCAGGTTGCGTGCCGAGATTTCCGCTGCGACTCAGACCCCGGCGGGCATGCTTCACTCCCTGCATGCAGAAAACACCGCCGGACGGCCGGCTTACCTACATCTCCGAAGTAGTTTTTCTTCAGGGCGCCACGGTCAGGTACACCACCCTGACCGACGGGCCCGCTGGCTGGATGATCCACGTATTTGAGCCGGGGCTTCCCAAGAGGCCACCGGCTTTATTGCGGGTGCTCGAGGTGGAAGTCGACGATCCTCGCCACCGTGCGCGACTACGCGGCGAGATTGCCAGCTTGTATCGGGCGCGTTTCCTCGATTAGTCGAGGTCAGGCCGATCTGCCAGTAGCGCGGCTTCGGTTTGGTCCACCTGGGCCACGGGCTCGGGGTGCGCGGCGGCGTGCTCCCCCAGTGTGGCGAGAATGTTTGCCGTGTCGAAACTGTCCATCCGAACACTGTTCCACCCCCACCGGTCTGGTGGGGGTGTCCGCATTTCTAGGAGGTACCGATGACACTGAGCACTCTCGTTGTTGACGGCATTGGCTCAAGTGAAGGCCGCAATTCGACCATTGTCACCACCATCGCTCAACATCTCGAAACACGGGCCGGGACCACCACCCGTTACGTGGACTGGCGGGCAGGCATGATCGGTGCCGGAGCGGGCGGGTCGTGGAACACTAATTCTCGCGACGCGGTGACCATGATCAGGCGGTGGTTCGAAACCAATACTGGTGACGTCGTCTTGATCGCCCACTCCGGCGGCAACAAACCGGTCCACGACTTCCTCGACGACCACCCCGAATGCCACCGGCGGGTGAAAGCGGTGGGGCTGGTCGCGGACCCGTGGCGTCCCCGCGACCGCTGGCAACACGGCGTCGCGAACCCTGGCGGGTGGGGAGTCGCCGGGGAACGCTACACCCCCATCCCCGGCCGCGTGTTCTGGACCGCAGTGCCAGGCGATTTTATCCCGTGCGCACCACCAGACAGCCTCCTACGGCACGTCACCGACGTGTCGTACGGGCACCCGGATCAGCTCGTCCGCGACTCCATTGACGCGTTCCAGCAGGGGCGGTTCCAGTTGGCCGCGTTCCTCGGTCTACCGCTGCACGAGTGGGTGTTCGGTCTCGGACGGCGGATTCGTGAAGCTTCCGACGGGGTGTGGAGGTACCTGAACGGCTGGCACGGGCAGCACTATCTGGGCCCGGTCGCCACCGGCGGCGACACTCGGAGCCTCGCGATCCGACTGGCGGACTCGATCGTCTGGAAGGTGGACCACCCGTGACTCGTCTCGCCCGCTTGCAGGTCCGAATCTTGCTCGCGGCCCCTCTCGTGTGGGAGGCATGGCGCATCGTCAACAGTCTCTTCGACGCGTGGTTGATTGCGCAGATCCACAAGGCGTGGGGCCTACCCCGGGAGCGTGACCGATGATCGGGCATCTCGTGTGGGGGCTGCGTATGGCGTGGGCGGTAGCGGTCCTGTATCTCGACGCGGCACGCAATACCTGCCGACCAGCACGCCGACAGATCCTCTAGGAGGGGCAGACTATGGGCACTGTTGTGGACTATGCGGGGCGCCCCCCGGGTGCCGCCGCCATTAAAGTTGCCGGGCACGTCGGGGCGGTCCGCTATGTTTCCGGCGACCGCACAGGTGGCCGTCTTCCCGGAAAGCCGGTCACCCGCGCCGAGGTTGACGACTTCGACCGTTATGGCCTCGCCCTCGGGCTGGTCTGGCAGTACGGCAAAGACTCAGGGGCGGCGCCCCCGGACGTGATGCGTGGCCACGAGGGTGGGCTCGTCGATGCTAGGGCCGCGCAGGCTCGTCTCGATGAGATTGGGCGGCCGGATCATCCGGTGTTCTTCGCTGTGGATTTCGACATCATCCTGGCGCAGTGGAATGACACGGCAGTGCATTACTTCCGGGCGTGCGCCGAGGTCCTGGGCGTCGAGCGGGTGGGGATCTATGGGCATTCGCGGGTGTGTGCGTGGGCCGCCGAGGATCGGGTGATCGGTCGTTCGGGTGATCGGTGGTTGGCGTGGCAGACCCGCTCCTGGTCCGGCGGTGTTTTCGCCCCGGAGGCGGTGCTGTTCCAGCGGATTGTCGACACCGCTGCCACTCCGGGGCCGCGTATTGGCGGCACGGTCGTCGACGTCAACGACGTGTGGGCCGACGATTGGGGGCAACTGCCCAGACCATCCCGGAAGACGGAGGTGCCGACGGTGAAACTGAGACCGAACCCTGGGCACCGCGGGGACCCGCTGTTCTTGCCCGATGTGCTGCGTGCGTTCGGTGTGCAGGTCCGCGAGTTCGACGGGTGGCGCGACCGAGGCCACGGGGATTTCCGTGAGATCTGGGGCGTCGTCGCGCATCACACCGGCGGCAACAACACTCCGGCGTCGCTGATCGCGTTCGGCCACTCCGCACTGCGGGGGCTGCTCTCTCAGATCCACCTCGATCGCGATTGTGTCGCCACCGTCGTCGGTGCCGGGCACGCGTACCACGCGGGGGTCGGCTCGTGGCCCGGGATCGCCACCAACGCCGCGAACGCCGTCACCGTGGGTGTCGAGGCTAACTCCGATGGTGTGAGCCCGTGGCCGGCGGACATGCTCGACACCTACTACCGCATCTGCGCGGCCATCTGCTGGTACCTCGGTCATTCGTCTCTGCGCACCATCGGGCACAAGGAGTGGGGCGCGGTGCAGGGCAAGTGGGACCCCGGTGGCATCGACATGCCGACGTTCCGCGCCAAGGTGCAGCACTACATCGACCATCCCCCGTTCATGCCCGAGGAGGCAGAAATGTCCGATTTCTGGAACGAGCAGGTGCCCAGCCTGGTCGACAGGTCTAAAAAGTTCCCCCGCCGGGATCTCCTGCAGCTCACCGACTACCACGCCACGTTGGCGAACATCCAGTCCAAGCAAGCCCTCGACGAGTTGCGTCTGGTCCGTGAGGACCTCGCCGGGCTCGCGGAGCTCATCGTCGCCACCTCGAAGGAGAACTGACATGGCCGTCAACAAGAACACCGGCACACTGATCCGCGATTTGGTGCAGCAGGTCCAGGCGGAGGAGCCGGCCACTCGCCGTAAGGCGAACACGGTCACCACGGTGGTTGGCTCGGTCGTCACTGGGCTGCTGGCCGCCGCAACCTACCTCGTAGAGTCGGGCACCGGCCTGCCGACGTGGTTCCCTCTGGTCGTGGCTTTCCTGGGTATGGCCGCCACGACCGTTGGCGTGTCCAAGACTCGCAATGGCATGACTGGCTCGGTGGCGGACCGGCTCGAGTTGGAGTTGGCGCGCCGGATCGACCTCAACCACGAACACGAAGACCTGCCGCGCTCGGAGCAGTCCGACCCGGACGAGCTGCGCGCCGCGGCGGACACCCTCGCCGCGGACCCGGCTCGGCATCGCCTGGAGGGGTGAGGGTGACGGATCCGCGTCGGGAGATCGCGGCCGGGCTGGTGACGGAACGGGTCGTGGCGCTCGTCCTGGCGGCGCTGCTTGGCGGCTACGGGATGCTACTGCTCGGTCACGGTGAGGACCTGTGGTCACTGCGAACCTACGGCCCGGCCTTGTCGGTGCCGGGTGGGGTGGTGACGTGGATGGTGGCGGCCTTTGTGTCGGCTCTGCTGCTTGTGGTCGGCACGATCACCCGGCGGGAGCGGGTGGTTGGTGCCGGGGCCACCATTGCCGGGGTGTGGTTGTCGATTTTCGCCGCGATGTTCGGCATCGCGGCTTTGGACAGTGGTGAGGCAGTCGCATTGCCCGGGGTGTTGGTGTACGCCTGCGCGGCGTTTCTGGCCGCGGCGCGAGCCGCGACCGCAGTTGGGAGGCACTGATGCCAGCAGCTGTTCACGCCCAGGCGCGTGCTCCGCACATGTCTGCGGTGGCGGTGGCCTCTGTCGCTGCGGGGGCGGTGCAGATCGCTACCGACACTTTGCCAGCGAACCTTGCTGCGACCGCCTCCCCCACCGTCGGCACCGTCTGGTCATCACTCCTGCTACTGGGCGGCCTGCTGGTGCTGGCCGGGGCGTGGATGCGGCCCGTCGCATTCGGTCTACGCATCGAGAGCGCCGGTCACTCCGGCCTACTGTTCGGGACGGGTATCTACTTCGTGGCGGCTCTGATCTGGATGGATTCCCCGTGGTGGGTGTCCCCTGCGGTGTGGTGGGCGATCGCCGTCACTGGGGCGTCGGCGGTGCGGTGGTGGCAGATCACTCACACGTTGTGGGTGGTGCGGCATGTCTGACCCGTGGGCCATTATCGGGACCGGCGGCGGCGTGTTCTCGGTGATTACCGCGCTTGTCGTCGCGGTCGTGGGGTGGCGAAAGAACGGGGCGGAGACGACACAAATTATCGAGGCGACCGCCGGGGAGCAGATTAAGCTGCTCGCTGAGCAGAATAGTCAACTGTGGGCGAAGATCGGAAAGTTCGACGCTGACCTGGAGTCTTTGCGTAAGGATTTGCGGTCGCGTGATCGGAAGATTGACGAGTTGTCTGATGATCTCGATGACGCCCTGGGCCATATCCGAATTCTGCGCGACGAGCTGCAGCGTCAAGATCCGACGTTGCGGTTACCGGAACCGCCGGCGAGGATCGCGGAGCATTTCCGGAGTTGAACTGTCACACCGCATGATTGCGCCCCACCTACCTCGTTTGTCGAGGCGGGTGGGGCGCGTTACTGCGTTCGTAGGGGCTACGCGAGGTCGGGGCAGTACTCGAGGTTCGCGGTCATCGAAAACACTGTTGCCTCTCCGCGAGTCATCTCCCCTGCATCCGCGATGATGTTGCCCACCTCGGCGGGTGGTGTGCCGGCGGCCAGCGCCCGGCAGATCGACTGCGCTAACTCGTCGAGGGTGGCGGCGGGTAACACCTGGCCATCGGGGTGGAACTCGCGGAGAGCTTCAGGGTCGCGCTTTCCGGTTTTGTCGGTGATGAAACTGCCCCGCTCAGGGGACGCGGTGGCGGTCACCGTGGTTGTAGCGTCGGCGGGCTCTTGGCCCCCCGGCGAAGCGCAGCCAGTGAGGACAAGCAAGGAAACGACGACGGGGACAGCAGAACGCATAATGTGATCTTATGCTGCTCGGTTAATGCCCGGGGCGGTTTGCCACGGGTCTAGTCGGTCGATGGCGGCACGCCGTACCTCGTTGGGTAGTTCGGCGTAGATGGCTGTGGTGGCGACGTTCTGGTGCCGGAGGAGGTCGCGGACGGTGTAGATGTCGGCACCGTCGGCGAGGAGTTGTGTCGCGAATGAGTGCCGCAACGCGTGCGGGGTGCCCTTCACCCCGGCCCGCCGCATCTGGTCGGATATCGTCCGCGACACGCTCTTGGCTTGGACGTGCTCGGACGGGTAGTGGCGGGAGGGGAACCACCACCCTTTGTCAGGCATTCTCCGGGACCATTCCGCCACCAGCAGATGCAGCGGCAGCTCGGCCGGCTTCTTCCCTTTGCCCTTCACGTACAGGACAGCCCGGTCGAGGTCGATGTCTTCGGCGCGCAGTTTCGCTATCTCATGCACCCGTAGGCCCTGTAGAGCGGCGAGCAGGATCATGGCGTGCGTAGACATGCGGGTTGGTGCGGACAGGAGTTTGCGCACATCACGGCGAGACACCGGGCGTGGAAGTCGCTGTGGTGCCCGCGGGGTACCGACTTTCGCCATCGGGTTGTCGGCGCGGAGGTCTTGCGCCTGGAGCCACTTAAACCAGGCGGAGAGGTACCCGCAGTAGTTGGCGATCGTGGAGTCCGACCACCCGTCATGAGAGGCGATCCAGCGGGTGATGTCGATTGGCTGAGCGTGGGCGGGCTGGACGCTCGTCTCACGATTGAACTGGGCGAGGACGCGACGGCGTTCGGAGATGGTTGTGGCTGCTAGACGGCGCGCGGACTGCCACAGTTCGTAGTCGTCGAGGTGTGTGATCGGCATGGACACATCGTCACCGACCGCACGGAGGGTGGTGCCGGTGTTGCCTGCCCGTAACGTCAT